TCGGCTTCGGGGCTCTCGCTCAGCGCCTCAGCGCCAGGGATAGGTTCTTCTTCGGCCGGCGGCGCAGCCTTGCGCGCGAGCTGGCGATCAACAGCCTGGTCAATCGTCAACGGGCCGGTGTCCGCAGCCGTTGCCGGCGCGGCTTGTGTGTCTAGCGTCATGTAGAGTTCCTAGGTGGTTGGCGTTTTCGCTTCCGCGAGGGCCTTCTCAACAGTCCAGTCATCAATCGGCGTGCGAACCATCATGCGGATGGTCTCCAGCGCGTTGATCTTGAGCAGCAGGTTGTGGGCGTCTGACTGCCTGCCCTCCGAGGCAGCTTTGACAGCCTCCGTGATCCAAAAGCCCTTCAGCTTCTCGACGGCTTCGGCGGTGATATCGAGCTCGTGTTGGGCTTTACGGGCGCGTTGTTCCTTGTCGCTCACGCGCCGGCCTCACCGCCCATGTGGACCTCAGATGTCCCGCCCGCTCCGTTCGCCTTTGGTGCGTAGATTCCAGCGTCGATCTTCATTTTCTCGATCGCCATGTTCATCTGCAGCTCGGCATTGAGCTGGCCGCGCTTCAGTTCGATCTCGGCCAACATTTGCTCGCGTTTCAGGGCCATATCGGCGGCCATCTGTTGGCGTTTAAGTTCCAAGTCAGCTGCCGCCTGCGCAGCCTTTGCGCGCTCATCCGCGGCAATCTGCATCTGCTTCAGCTGGAAGTCCCGCTCGGCCTGTGCCGCGTCCTGCTGGGCCTTCATGGCCGACTGCGCCTGGTCGGACTGTTGCTTCGCCTGCGCCTTGGCAGATTCCAACTGCATCGTGTCCTGATGCTTCTTGGCCTGAAGCTCGAGTTCGCCCTGAACCTTCATCTGCTCCGGAGACGGCGGCTCGGGCGGCTCCTCGATCGGTGGTTGGCCCATGGCTACGCGCTTGGCGTTCTCTTCCTCTTTCTTCTGCTTTTCAGCGGCAGGATCGGTGAAGAACAGCTCCGGCGCCTTGAATCCTGCCCGCTCACAGAACCGTTTCAGCGCGTTGTAGTTGTTTTCCCACGAGACGGTCGGTCCCTGGTTGAGCAGGACTTCCTTCTGGAACTCCAGAATCTTGCCCAGGGCGGCGAGTTCCATTTCCTTGCCGCCAGCGCCGACGCCGACTTCGATCACCATATCGGCGCGATCGCCAAACTCGGACGGGTTCACGTCCACCCATTTGCCGCGAAGCCTAATCTTGTCGGGCCGTGTCGCGTGCTTCCGGCTCAGCGCGTGGATATCGAGAAACCAGCCCTTGATCAGCGTCTCAGCCAGGACCCTGGCAATCATGCGGACCCGCTTCTGCGCCATCGTCATCAGCGCCATGGCGCCTTTGGCGGTGTCGTGCAGGGTATCCGGGTTCAACCCCTGCGCGTTGCGGACGACGCCGGTACGCAGCTCGCCCATGGTTGAGGCGTATTCCATCGCCATGCCGACGTCGAAGCCAAGCTGGCCTGCCTGAAGTGGCTTGATGCCGTTGCCGTTCTTGGTTCTCACCGGGACCAGCGGCTCGTTGCGCATCAGGTCGGCAATGGTGTGTTCCGTCGCCTGATCCATCGCGATCTCGACGCGCTGGTTCATCGCGAAGTAACCGGAATCCAGCATGAGCCGGAGCAGCGCCGTCTTGATCTTCTGGACCTCGATCAGCTTTTCAGCGATCGACATGCCGTAGAAGCGGTGCGCCTGGATGAACGGCGTTCCGCAGGCCAATCCGGTGCGGCCGACCTTGCGCTTGTGCAGGACAACCTTGCACTCGCTGTCCGTCTCGATCTGCCAGAGCTGGGATTTGCCCGTTTGCTCGATATCGGCACGGATGAAATGGGTGTGGACCTCGACCGTCCGCATCAGGGACTTGCCGTCAGGACCTGCCGGACCGGAGCCTTCTGACGCCTGAACCAGCGATGTCGTCTCGCCGGCTACATCCCTTGCCTGCTCTGTGGTTTCGTCCGGCGATTTCTGCGAATATGCGCCAAGCTGGGCGACCTTGTCGGCGTCGAAGCCCTGATCCAGCAACGACTGGGCGCGCGGGAATGCCCGGATCGCCATGTAGACGTTGGCGCTGATATCCAGCGTCGCATCCTGAGCAACCGTCAGGTTCGTCGGGTCGATCGCATCAGAACGAAGGCAGCCCTTGTCGTAGGTCTTGCGTAGGACTGCGTCGAAAAGCGGGACCCCATCAGGCGAGACGCCGGCAGGCCTGCCCGGGCCAACCAGCTCGGCGCCGCCATCCTGCACGGCCATCTGGAGCTCGACGGCCGACTTGCCGAAAACTTCCTCGTCCTCGGTGACTTCGTTGTCCAGCCAGCGGGTGTAGAGGCAGCCGGTATCGACCTGCAGCGCATCCTTGATGGCCGTATAGAGCAGCAGAAAGCCCGGGAGCTTCTGGAACGCCGTCCAGTTCACCCAGTCCGATTCCTGCTGGGCGCGAGCGACGTCCTCCTCGCTTTGCGGGGCGAAGGCGGCGACGTCCTCGCCACCCGTGAAGATGTCCATCAGATCCGGGAGGATCGTCTCGACAGCCTCGGCTATATCCGTGGAGACGGCCTTGGAACGGTTCGGGAGCGAGGGCACATCGCTCATCACGCCCTTGGAGTATTCCAGCGCTGTCCTGCGCTTGCGCTCCAGTTCAGTACCGTTCTCGAAGCCAACGGAGACTGACTTCTCAGCCGCCAGCATCGACAGGATTTCGCTGTCGCTCAGCCCCTTCTTGACCTTGCCCTGCTTTCTGGCAGGCATGGGTTCGGGTTCCGCGCCCTTCTCGCGGTAGATGTCTTTGGTGACAGCGGCCATGAGGTCAGACGGCTCCGAAGGACGAGACCGGGATGACAGCAGCCATCACTTTCGGCTCCTGATAATCGACGCACATGAGGCCAAAGCTGTCGGCATCGTGAGACGCCCAGTCGTGATTGGGACCCAGATCCACTTTTGAGCCCTCCCTCTCGACAATCTTGGGGTGATACCAGCCGAGCGACGTCCGCCCGACCAGCGTGAGATCGACGTCAAACCAGATGCGCGGGAACAACCTGCGAGCCGCCTCGACGCGCATCATGGCAGCGCCGGGACCTTGGTTTGGAATGACCTTCACCGAGAAGCCCGCGTCCTCCCAGTGGTCCTTGTATTGCTTCCCGCTGACATTGTTCGTGTTCACGCCGTCGTGCGGCAGGATGACTTCGGCGTTCTCATACCCATGATCGCGCATCCACTTCACGTGGAAGGACAGCGATTGGCCCTGGCTCGTGTAGTGGTCGAGGACGTGAATCCGACTGTCGATAAACTGGCAGATCCAGATCGAGTAGGCATCCGCCTTCGCCCCGGCCCCACCAATGTCGTGGTAGCTGCGGATGGCCATCAGCGGGTCTAGCGAAAGCGCCTTGATGCGCCCCTTCGCCTTGGTCTCCGCCAGCGCCTTGGCAAAGTAGGCGCCCTCTTTGACCACGAGGAAGCCGCCTTCCCAGATGTGATCGTACTGCTCGGGCCTTTCCTCGAGATCGCGATTGCGTTGGCGTTCAAGCTTGTCCGGGAACTTCGGGTTATCAACCCAGTTGATCGTGACGCAACGGATCAGCGGGTCTTTGGAGCCCGCGAACCGCTTCTCGACAGGCGCATTCGGACGCAACGGGTTCCATGACACCCAGAGTTCAGCGTTCCAGTCTGTTCCTTCTTCGCGAAGCGTCGGCTCCAGTATCCGCCATGCGTCTTCAGTTACCGGCTCGGCCTCATCCACCCAGCAGAGAAGGATGCGGCCCTTGGATTTGACGCTGGCGATGTTCCGATCAAGGCCGGCGAAGGCGTAGGATATACGCCCATCCCAGCTTTTGATGTACTTGTCGCCAACGTCGTAATATTCCGCGAGGAACGGCTCTTCCTCGATCGCCCGCTTGATCTCCTCCAGCGAGGAATCGTCCAGCGAGTTCATGAACTGGCGAGCGCAGAGGATGATCCCCTTCTCGCCGGCCATGCCAAAACGGTAGCCCTGCACCGCGGTCATCTTGGCGAAGCTGCGAGTCTTGGCCGACCCCCTGCCGCCTCTCGCTGCTCTTACATCCGCCCGGCCAATGAATAGCGGCCGAAGCTTTGCGGGAAGCGCGATCTGGGCCGCTGTCACTTGCCTTCCAAATCTACCAGCTCAATGCGGGTGACCTGGATGGGTCCGCCATTTGGTCCCGAGTGCTCGTGATCCTGCTTGTCGCGCCAATCCTGCGAGCGACGGTTCTTCAACCAGAAGATCGCTGCCGTCGTGTCAGGAGCCATGTGCTCAACGTATGGCGCGTAGACCGGATCATCCTTGCCTGCGGGCATAAAGATTTTGATCGCCTGTTGACGATACCCAATCGCTTTTTGGTACAGGCTGCGTTCAACGCGATCGTCAGCTTCCGCCTTACCGACCTTTAAGGCCTGACAAAACTCGTCATAATCGAGCTTCCAACGGTAGATCGTCCGCACCTCTACATCGAAGAACGACGCGATTTCCTCGTCCGTCGCACCGAGCAGACAAAGCTTGCGAGCCTGATCAGCATACTCTTGCGAGTACTTAGGGGGGCGACCGCCGGCCATGTCAGTGCGCCTTCGTTTCGCTTCGGACGAAACACACGGTAGGAGCCTGCCAAGTGTTGATCTGACCAGCGCCGTCGATCCACGCGACCATAATCAGGTTTCCCGGATAAGCGCTGTGCACGACCAAGTCTGGCGAACCACTCTTGAGCTGGACGATATCGCCCTCTTTGAATGCCTCTCCGTTTGCCACTGTCGTCAGCCTTCAGTCTTGCGAGGCCATTGCTGGGTGTTCGCGCTTCTAGTTGGAAGAATTGACCGCTCGGGCGGTGAGCCCTGAGCATTTGTTGGAATGAAGTTGCGCTAGTTCGTCTGTCTCAGCGCGCTGGATTGCACGGCCACGAGGATAGCTTTGATCTGAACCAGCGAATTCCGCTCATGCGCGAGGTGCTGTTGAAGCGTCTCGATCGATAACTCAGTCTTCGCGACAGCGTCTTCTACATAGGCAATGATCGATGCTGGCGTGGCTTCAGCGGGGATCGCGGAGAAAAGGGCCTGCGTTACGTCGCTCACGATTCCAGCGTCTTCGCCTGTTCCCGATACTTAGCGACAAGCGCTCCGATCTCGGTTGCGATGTCGGTTTGCTTCAAGCGGCCGGCGAGTTTGGCAGTGCGCTCCAGCTCATCAGCGATGAGTTCGATGTCGATCTTGGTGGTGTCTTCGTCGCCGGGTTGGGCCATGATTGATCCCTCGGGCGGCTTCTCGCCAGTTATGCGCTCATAGTCCGGATGCACGATGACCGGGCCAGCGCACACGCCGCCGTCTGGGCCCATCCAACCGCTTTGCGATAGGAGGGTGATGGGCGGCTTTTTCATCCCCGGATTCTACCCTACCCGAGCCAATGAATGAAGCGTCGCGTTTATCCGATTGCAGCAGCTAAGCTGCGAGTTGTCGGCTTACCTCTTCAGGAGGCGGAACGCTCCGCCCGACCCTGAGAATGTTTCGCGCGGAATTCACATCGCGATCGTGATGTGCGCCACACTCTGAGCAATCCCAGGTTCTTATTCCAAGCGCGCCCACGCCTTTGGGGCTGCTCGCGGGAATGCACCCACAAGCCGAGCACGTTTGGGAAGTCCAACGTTCATCAGCCTCAACAAACGCAGCGCCGTGCCTGCTGGCCTTGTAGCGGAGCTGTGTTCTGAACATCGACCAGCCTGCGTCGGAGACTGACTTAGCCATCCTCGTTCGCTTGAGCTGATCCGAGTTCACGTTGCCGACAACGATAAGTCGGTTTTCGCGCACCAGCCGAGTGGACAGCTTGTGCAGGAAGTCTTTGCGCGCGTTAGCGATCTTTGCCTGGATTGCCTTGGCGCGTCCCTTATTCCCAGCGCGCTGGGCGATCCCAAGTGCTTGCTCATACCGGCGGAAGTGTCGCGGGTTTTCGATAGCCTCGCCGTCACTAACCGTTGCGAACGATTTCAGCCCAAGGTCAATGCCGATCTCTCCAGATCCGATCTGTGAAATCGCGGCAACCTCCACCTGAAAGCAGATGTACCATCGTCCGCGTGCATCTTCGACAAAGCAGCCACCCCGAATGTCTGCTGGGATCGGCCTGCTGCCGAGCCACAACCTATACCGCTTGCCCATGAAGCAAGCGGAGTTTCCATCGATGCCGCGAATGCCCGTGGCTTTAAACGGCACCCAGCCAAGCGATCGGCGGGGCCCGAAGCTGTGTCTAAAGCGCGGTGCGCCTTTGATTCTATCCCGAGCCAGCACAAAGTAGTCGCAGACCGCGTTTATGGTGCCGGAATGAATACCGATGTCCTTGGACGTTCCGCTTGTTAAATTGTGCAAATCGAATGCCGAGGCCCAACGGCGTTTGGGCGCGCCCTGCCAGTATAGACGCTCGGTGTTGCGCTGCTGGTCGCAACAATAGTTCCACACTTGGTTGACGGAAGCCGCGTGGCGGCGAAGCGTCTTCTTCGCAGTGCGATCCTTGATCCTATAACGATAGGTCAGCAGCATTGCGCTAGTATCTACTGATCCATCCACTTCACAAAGCGGGAAATGGCTTCGACGGCGCGGGCGAACATGGCCTAGCGCCACCAGATCGTGATTGTTCCATAGATCAGGGCGCCAGTATCGCCGGAAGCCGCCCAGCCGTCCGCGACGTTGAAGTAGATGTCATGACTGTCGGCTGTGAGAATGACGAGCGCGGTTGTCTTGTTCACGACTTCCGCGGTTCCGTTGCAATCTGCATGGGCGGAACCCTCCGAGATGTTCTCAGCGCCGGCGGCGACATCGCCCAGTGTGGCGTTTGCTCCTGAAGCTATCGTCGTGCCGAGACCGGATTCGGGCGTGTCCGCCGTGATGTTGCCCTGCGTCTGCTTGATCGACATCGAATAGGTCGAGCCGGTCACCTGACGCTCGCCTGCGGGGAGCGTGAGCATCTTGCGGCCGACGCCCAGGTTCGCACCGCCGGCAATCGCTGGCAGCGTTCCATTGACCGTCAGGACAGTCTTGTATCCATCGGGCGATCCGGTCGTCTGCGACGTGACGTAGGACCCGCCCATGGAGATCCCGGCTTGGTCGTCGCGAAGCATTACGTTCTGGCGGGCCATGGTAGTTCTCCTTGTGGGCTAAGGCCCGGTTACGCGGTGGGTTGATTGTCGGCGTGGCCGTTGAGGACGGGCGGCGCAGTTACTTCGTCGGGCATCGCAAGAATGCTGTCGATCATGGCGATCGCGCCCTGCGCCTGGTTGGCCTTGGCGATGGCCGCCATGCGCTCCAGTTCAAGCTGCTGGCGCTTGTCCGCGAGCAGCTGACGCTCTCTGCTGGTCATCAGGTGATCGTAACGCCGAGCGCGCCGGTCGTGGCAAAGCGGAACAGTCGTCCAGTACCGGTGAGGCCCGTTGCCGCCGCCGCCTGATCCGCGTATTCCGGAATATCCGCCAGCGTGAAGCCAAGAGAGGCGATGGCCGTCGTGAGGCCAGTGACCGTCAGATACTTCGGCGTGGCCGACCCTGCCGTTCCATCCCCGATCAGAAGCTGGTCGCCGCCCGCCACGCCTGAGCCCGCAAGCTCGGTCGATGTCAGCGCGAAGATCCCGCTCACGAGATCCGGGATCGTCACCTTCTTGGCGGCGCCGTTGTCGTCATAGAGCAGCGTGTCCTGCGTCGCATGGAAGCCGGAGGTAATTGCCGTTGCTGTCGCGAACAGGCCGTTCTGCAGCTCGGTCGGCAGGATGTACTTGGGAACGCCATTGTCCCAGACGGGGAACTTGTCCTCCGTGGCGTGGAGCCCCGAACCCGCCAGCGCAGTGGTGATAACCACGGGATAGGTTTCGTGGAACTCCGCCAGCGTGATCTTCTTGGACCCCGCCGTGGTTGCCGAAACGTCGATGATCGGGAGAAGATCTCCCGTCGCGACGGCTTCGCCCGCGAGGGCTGTCAGCGCAGACGTTGCAGACGCGGCCATCTATGCATTCTCCATAAGCCATTGAGAGCCGCTTTCCAGCAGCCAGGAATCCACGCCGTTTTCGAGCATGTAGGAATCTTCGAGGGGCAGGCCCATGTCTTCGGTGACGTCCGCGCCGAAGATGTCGCCCTGTGCGACATAGGTGATCGGATCAGTGTCGTGCGTTCCGCAGTTGATCCTGAAGCGGGTGCTGGGCGTGTAATCGACGCCGGGCATGTAATGGCGGGCAGTTGTAGCCGTGATCGCCGCTCCGATCGTATACCAGGCGCCGCCGATCTCCTGCTCGATCGTGACCGAGTTTGTGCCGGCCATGGTGAGGCCGATGGAAAACCCGCTGCGGCCTGCATACCAGGCCGGGCTTGTCCCGGTGTCAGTGAATGATCCGTCGAGCATCTGTTTTCCCGTGATGGTCGAAATCGTAAGACGTTGAGTCCGCTACGCCCTCAGCTGGATCGCTTCAGCGTTGCGGGCGTCTTCATGCGTGTGCTTGATTTTGTTGTCGTTCTGGGCCGTGAGGTATGCCTGGCGCATCTGCTTCATCGCCTGTTCCAGCATGGATAGCCGGATCTCGGGCTCGACCTTGGCGAACGATTTCGAGAACTCGACGCGGGCGAGGCCGCGACCCCCGGCCAGCGGGGCTTTCAGTTTGGCGAAGGTGCCGATCATTCAAATCTTCCGAAGATTGGCGCGCTTCGGCGCTGGCTTTGAGCCTTGAACTGAAGCTTTCTGTGGTTCTGCTCGTTCGCCGGGAGCGCCCGGCTTGGCGCCGCCATTCGCTTGAGAGCGGGGTGTGTCTGTACGGTTGGTGGGAAGTCCGTGGGATTCCCCGAGGGCAGCTTTGATGGTCTTGCGGGTGTCGAGTTTCAGGGCTGGCTTGCGATCGATATCGACCGTGATTGCGCGGATGCCCTCGCCGTCGTCTGAGAAATCGTGGCCGATCCACAACTTGAGAACCGCGATGTTGCCCGTGATGATCACGCTGGCATCGGGCCAGCTGTTCGTGACCTTGAACTGGCGCTTGCGATAGACCTCCGCGAAAGTCTTGGCGATCGTGTGCCTTGCCGTTTCACGGAACAGGTTGACGATCTCTTCCTCGGATAGCCCACCTGTCTTGATCGCCTGGCAGTTGGCGATCACCGCCAGCCTGATCTTGTCGACGACGAAATCGTTGATCTTGAAGAGGCCTGCGACCTGCTGGGCAGGTTCCAGCCCGAACTTCCAGACCGCGATGATGACCGGAAGACCGACCACAACGAACAGGATACCGGAGACCCAGAGCGATCCTTCGTCCATCGGTCGCTCCCCAGCCTACCGCACTGATTTGAATCCTGTTTTCAACCCGTCAGTCTTCCAAGCATGAACCCCGCCAGCACTGCCGCTAGGATCACGAGCGCGACGCGGACTGATGCTTGGCGTCTTTGGTAGGGGCCTATTGGTGGCTCCCGTGAAGTTGGTGGGCGGCCGGCGCCTAAGCGAACCTGCGCCGTGAATAGTGAGGCCGCGTCGCTCTAAGGCGTCTGCCGGCGCTCTTGGATAATGCCCCGGAGGGCTACCAATCTGGTTAGGCTCTACGGCGCTTCAACGCGGGCGGTAGGGCATGACCTGCAGTCACATGCGCCCAGTTCTCGCGCCGCTTTATCTTTCGAATTGCTGGCACTCGACAGCCATACTCGGCAGCGAGCAACTTCGCCGGCCGGGGATCCAAGAAGATCGCGACGGCTTGTTGCTCTGTAAGTTTCGCGTGCGGGTTAAGTTCACCTTTCGGGTGGGTGCCATCCGCGGCCTTGTCGTCGTTATTTTCTAGCGCGGTAGCCCAGCGGAGATGGCCCGGATTCACGCAGGCCCGGCTTCTGCATCGATGCGCGGCGACCATATCAACTGCCGGTGGTTCGCCGTGCGCCAGCGTACACATTACGCGATTTGCGCGCCTCAGCTTTCTGTCAATGTAGAGGACCCCGTAACCGTCCCGATCAAGGTAGTATGGCCACAGGATGCAGTCGCCGACTGTCGCGGAAGCGTTTGCGATCAGGAAATCGATCCCCGCTTGCGATCGGCTTTGCCCGCTCGGTTCCTTCAGCGGAGAAAGGTGCCCACGCCGACGCTTTTGCCAGTAGTGACCGCTACATAAACCTGTCTGATGGACCGGCTTTTCGCACCCTTCGAACGAGCATTTAGCCTTTGGTTTCATTGACAAATACTATCAAAAACAGCGCTTCTCGCCAAGCTATTCAAGGCTTTCTCGACAATGGCTCAGCAACGAGGCTGGCCTAGCGATCTGAATTTGAAATGCGTAGCACTCGCCCTCGTGGCGGCGCATTCAGGGTGTCAGCCGATGTTTCCCGGCGAGTGACCCAGTCCGTCTTGCGCGTAAGCGATTACGGTTCCGCAGACAGCCCTGCGCAGTAATAGACATCAATTCGCCATCAGCCGCAAGTGCTTGAACGTCACGCCGCTTGCGCGACTTGGATCGGCTCGATGCTGTCCACAGGAACGGTGATGAGCGCGCCGCCAAGCA